GCTCTGACTTCTTTACTTCCCAATCAAGATACGCAGTCTTCAACGCATCTTGCGCGGTAAGTGCTCCATCTGTAACTGTTCCCAACTTATGCCAAGCGACTTCGCGATTGGTAAAGAAGGCAGTTGTTCCATCTGTAAATTGTTCTAGGTTGTGTGACATTTTTTATTCTCCCTTTGTAATCTGATGGACTCATCAGTAGTGGCGATTACCACTAGACCGCCCGAAGGCGGTTTCGTCCTTACATCTCAACTCTTTTCTTTGGCTGAATAGCAATTACATCGAAGCCTTTCTGTAAGTACCATTCAAGTTGCTTCTCATAAAGTTCTGAATCCTTGATATCGTCCAAGTCGTGAGGGACTCGCACGATAATTTCGAACACTCTCAAATCATTAGCCATTTACTTTCTCCTCCACATCTAGTTGATCGCCGACCGTCTTAATGCAATACGCGCAGACATAAACCTTGTAGTTCATGTAGTAACGCTTGAACAGTTTTTTGTTTGGTGCTTCACACATTTCACAACCCATTTCGCTCTCCAATGAAAATTGAATAGTCTGAACGATTAAGGATTCGAACGGCATACTCACGAGCCAATTTCTTAGCCTCTTGTTTGTTATCAGCCCACACGCTCATAAACCGAGCGTCCTTGCGTGAGCGTTCAAAGAAAATAACTTCGTATTGAAAACGCGCAATTCGTGAATCGTTGAATGACGCGATTAAATCTGCATCTGTAAATTGTTCGTTCGTCCAAATTGTTACGCTCATTTTTTATTCTCCCTTTTTGATATAAACGCGAGTCACGCGAGTTTGATCTTCATTTTCAAGTTCGTAGCAACCTTCATTGTTATTAAAATCAAAAAACTTAACTAATTTTGGATCAGCGTTCATAAGTTTCTTGATGCGCTTTTGTCCTGCAACTGAATCGGCTTCTGAATAATCTCCACCGCAACCACAAGCACAACCAGTCTTGCCATTGTAAGTATCTGTAACGATTTGATTTTCAAACATTTTTATTCTCCCTTTGTAATAAGTGTTGCGACATCATTCCAAGATTTCTTCATACGCTTTAACTCGTAATTCATAACCATTACGCGACTATTGGCATACGCATCGCCTTTTGGATAAGTCGCCTTCAAGTGAACAATCTCATTTGCAATGTCTTGAAGTGTCATTTTTTTCTCCCTTTGTGATTGGCATCTCATCAGTTCGGTTTGCCAGCACCGAAGACCGCGCAACCTTTATCGCTGCGCGGTTTCGAATTTTTCTTTCCCTTTGTGCTTTCCGTATGTAATTCGTTGGACCCATCTTTCCGTCACCCGCTTCAGACTCCCTAGGGATTCATAATGATCTGAATCGGTTCACCGCTTCTGATGTACCAACTTCGGCCTGTTTCACTTCTGGCTTGGAGCCCCTAGGGGATTCTGTCCTTGCCGCGTGCGCCTTCTGTTAGGAGTAACAATACGGGTTCTGTAACGCTTTTCAACTTCATTTTCAAAGATTTTTTTATGCGTAAATCGGGGTTTGAGCCTCTGCGTAAATGCCCGAAAAACGGCTCAGGATCGATTTTAAGCGGTTTAGGGCGTGTTTGCAGGGAATCCGTCAGGGCAGCCCTAGATCGGGGCTTAGAGCCGATTTTAACGGGTGTCGCCTTTTCTTGCATTTGGCAGTACGGGGTTTAGACTCCACCTATGGCATTTACACAGATCGATCTTCGTTGTGGTGGTTTGGTAGTCAATATTCAAACCGAACTCACTTATCCAGATGCAATGGATGATCTTTGTGCGCGCACTCTTAATCTTTTCAAAGAAGGCGTATTGGTTGCTAAAGAAAATAATATCGACATCACCACAATGAGTCTTCACACTTCCGATTATGGAGATGAAGAAGACTACGAATAAGTTTTAGTCCAACCAAACTTGGTATTGGGCAGTCACTTTTCCTTTGTCGGGTGAAACAAAATGCAATCTCTGAGAAGGCATACCTGAAGCCGCCATTGAATCTCTTGCGTAACGATTATCAGATTCAGTCGAGCCAGTCCAATAAATGTTGTAGTGCTTCTGAATTGGTTCTTGTGCGTGGCGATGGTAATGACCCAAATAAATATCATGGAAGTCATAATCGTGTGCGCCAGCCTTCCAACGATTAGCACCTGCAATCCAAGCCGCTGGTGAAGCGAATCCACTTCGACCCAACTCATCTCCGTGCATTAACAAGGCTCTGTAATTGCCGACGGCGACTTCTTGAATGTCTTCAGGACAATCTTCCCAAGTCAAACGCTTTTCAGTTTCAAGAAGCATTGTGCGAGCGAATGAATAACACATACGATCAACATTGTCGCTCTTAGGAACTTCTGCTCGCTTGCCACCAATGCGCCCGTGATTACCCCATTCAGCGACAACAGTTACCTTTTCAAAGTTAGCAAGCATTACGCGAACAAAGTCCATAAGTAATCGAGATACATTTACCCATTGTTCGTGAAGTGAGGCGTCGATCTGCCACAACTGCGCAGGATAGTTAAACAAGCCTTCAACCATGTCGCCACCAAACATAACTACGCATTCTCTTACTGGGTGATGAGCGCGTTGTAATTCAGTTAATGCCACAACCTTTTCTGCGAATTGCATAACGCGCTTACGCATAATTTCAGAGTTGTAAGAAGTAGTTACCTTTGCGCCTTGCCAATCCGTTGAATGAATAAGCGCGACTTCGGGCTTTTCTTTACGGTTATCTTTTTTAGGTGCCGGTACTGGTTGCACTTTGCCAAGAGAGAGCATCGCTTGATAAGCACCAAGTCGAGTCGCTTCCGCTAATTCGTTATTACGATTTTTAGCCTCTGCTAATTGCTTTTGTGTATGAAGCAATGCCTTACGAAGTTCTGAAGCCTGTTCATTTAATTCTGAATCTTTAATCTTATCTTTAAGGCTCATAGGACTATTTCTCTCGCTAGTTGTATGTAACCTAATTTGTCGTTCCAAGAATCGACATGAAGCGGATTAGAAAAAATACGAACAGTTTTTAAGGCATCCATCATCAACGCAACTTGTTCAGGTGCTATGTCGTCAATCTGAAGCAACGCACCCCATACGCGCCCGATCATTATGAAATTAGTAATGGCATCGCCGTATTCATCTTGGCGATCAGCAAGAATCTCATCTACTTTGTCGCGCATTTACATAATCCATTTCTATGTTTATTCATAGTTTCGTCACCGATCTTGTGACCTTCTGAACGCAAGGCAGAAACTAATACTCTTGTTGGAACGCCTTTATCAAGGGCATCAAATAGAGCCTTACGGTCTTCTTCGGAAAGAGCGTCACCGATAGCGATAACTGAACACTTTTCCCAGCGATTAGATACGCGATTATTTATTGCATCTGCTAGAGCCATTTGCCCACCTCCTAGAAGAATACTAGCAGGAGAGCGGCAAAGATTAGATCAAGCCTTCGTAGGCGATTTCAAAGAAGTCCATTTGAGAATCAACATCACGATAAAGAGGAATGATCACCGTAGTCGGTGTGTCCATAAATGCAGAAACGCCCTGCACCTTCCCCGTGAACAGAGCGTTTCTCACTATTTAGTTATGAGGCTACTTTATGCTGATGGCGTAGTTGTTGCAACCGCAGGCAATGTTTTTGCCGTTGGCGCGGTCTTCACTGTTCCATCTTCATTGAGTTCGGCAATACCATATTGGTTGGTTAGTGGAGTGAGCACCAATGTGAGTGCGGCAATCGCGGAACCAACTAATGCGGTGACTGGTGCGCTGAGATGAAGTGTGTGAACATAACCTACGGCTACTGTGAAGCTTGCTCCAAGTAGCGCGATAAGTGCGTGGCGTAGTTGTGGTGAAAGTTTTTCTAGCATTTATTTATCCTTCGTTATATGTTCTGCTGCTGGCAAGGTACCAACTGCTCTGAATCGTAATGATTCCCACAGAGGCGCAGGCATTGCGTGAATACCAAAGTGCGTTCTATGGTGAGCCGAGCATAACACTTCAAGATTGCCAGGACTCTCAATCCACTTCTGAAAATCTTCATCATTCGTGAAATGTAGCCCAAACGCTTCTTCAATGCGCTTAGGGTCGGTACTGTTAATCTGAGAAAACTCTATATGCGAGTGATGAAGTTCTGCATTGCCTGAGCAAAGATCGTCGTTGATAATGCACTTCCACAATCCAGCCTTTTTGATTCTTGTTTTAGCAGCATTGAATAAATGGTAGTGAGGGTCATCTTCTCTCGGTTCGTGTTCAGGGATATTTGTAACGAGATGAAGCGTTAAGTTACTGCTATGTGCGTCGGTCATAATTTAGGACGGATTACAGTTCTGATACTTGCAATAGGGCGATGCTTTTCATAGACACCATCTCCATTTGATTGTGAACCAATTCCCGAAGAAGTGTTTCCACCGATAGTAGTAAGTGTATGAGTCTTGAAATCGACCGCACTTGTCGCCATATCTATGTGTTCAGAATGACCTGAATTAGTAAAGTCGTGACAAAGAAGATCGCCAACTTGAATCTGAGAAACAGGAACAGTTAATTTGTTCTTAATTGCCCACGCTTCAATTTCTAAAACGCTTGCAGATTTAAGTAGTTTGCTTCCTGCTCCACCTTGCGCGAATACCCAACAGATAAAAATGGCGCACCAAGATACATGATTCATACCGAACCAAACGCCGTACTTGTTATCATTATTTACGCCTTCTTTGTAACCAATTTCTTTTCTAGCGATAGAAATAAGACTGTCGATAACACTCATCATTGAAACCTTTCATCAGGGAATTGATCTTGTGGCGTAGCCCATCGAATAATGACGGGAACAAACGCACCTAGACAGACTTGCCAAAAGAACTTACCGTTAATTAAATCTTTGATATGTAACGCAACTTCAATAGCAAGAAATCCTTGAAACCAAACCCGAAAGATTGAGATTAGTTTCCACGCTAATTTTTTATTCATTTTCAATCTTTGTTTTCATTACTTCAATATCTATTTTCATTTGTTGTTGATTTTCTAACATTTCATCAACTTTGTTAATAAGTCCAGTTCTGCCATTGTTGTAAAGGGCATACATAATTTTATTAAGTTCATCGCGCAATTCTTCAGTGTGTTTAGCAATAGCGTGCTTAGCGATCAATCCCATTCCTCCAAGTAGAGCCGCAAATACAAAAAAATAAGAGTAAATTATTGTTGCGGCATTAACATTTGAGAACATGATTGCACCTTTCGGTTATTGTGTAACGGTCGGTTCGGCTTTGGCTTCTAACTGCTTTGTTAAGTATTCAATAGTACCTTTAAGAATAGCAATAGTTTGTGCCTGCTCACCAATTTGTTCTCGAAACGATTTAAGAATTGTTTCGATATCTAACTGTTGTTCCATTATGCCGTAGGGGTCGCTGGAGTGATCTTGGCAATTTCTGCATCAAGGGCTGCTTGTTGCTTGGCAATATCCGCTAACTGAGCATTGATTGAAGATAGTGCAGATTCTGCTGGTGTCGCCTTTGCATTTTCTTCAATAAGAGCAACTTGTAAATTGTATTCATTAAAGTTCAAATTCTTTTTGTGAGAATTAAGAACTGTAATTTGATCTTCAGGTGTAAGGCTAGACATTTTTCTCCTTTGGGTTACTTAAACTATATCACGACATGTATTGGTTGAATGATGTAGCACCTGATGTGCCATAAGCATTACTTGCATAAATATATAACACATAAACGCCCGCAACTGTAAAATATCCCGGACCGACGGCAAAACTTGTTGCGTAAGAAACTCCACCATAGGTTGAATAAACAAGTGAATTGTTTGGATCGTAAATTGTAAAAACATAACCAATGGGTGCGGTCCCAGTAGAAGAACTCCAAAAAAAGTGACCCCCTTGTGGAATGATTAAATTATCACCCGAAACAGATGGAACAGAAGGTGCTACACCAGGAGCCGTAATGTAAGGCGTAAATACTGCGCTACTACTTGCACTTCCACCCGGACCATAAGCAACAGAATATGCATATAACTGATAGCCCACATCTGCAGATGTGAGCGTATATAAAGTAGTTGTAGCATTTATGCTACTGGTTAAAAGTGTATTGTAAGCATCTGCTCTTTTAATATATGTGTAATAAGTCGTTGTGTTTGTAAAAGTTCCAACATTGTAAATAGCGGTAGTGCCTACTGTCGTTCCACCAGCCCAAGAACCGTTAGAAGCAGTAGGGGCGGGATAATAATAAAGAGTTGAAGTATTTACATGAGCGCAATACGCACTTCCTCCATAGCCATAAACAGTTGTGTAAGCATAAAGGTTGTAACCGTTATCATCAGCAGTAGATGTATAAGAAACAGTTGCTCCAGTTCCCGATGCTAACAAAGTTTGATATGCGTCATTTCTTCTAATTTCTGTAACTTGAGAATACGCATTAGTTGAAGCGCCAACGGTATAAGTAAGTGTGTAGCCAATATATTGAGTTCCTGACCAACTACCTGTAGCAATAGTTGGCGCGGGATAAGTTACTCCCACGGAAGAACTAACAGATGTGCTTGAACCAGCAGAGTTTGAAGCCGTAACTGCATACTTAAAATAAGTTGTTGCGGCAGCAAAATCAGAACCGACTAAAGCACGGGTATTTGTATTTGAACTTCCAACTCCAGGATTTGTTGCAGTTCCTGAAGAACCTAAAGTGTAAAAAGTTATGTTGTCGGTTGAATAATAAAATTGGTAAGTAAGCGAAGTCGGAGAATTGTTCCAATGATAATTAGTGCCAGTCAAAGTTGCTGGATAAGTAGATGAATTGGTAGAAATAGTAACGGTAGAAGTAATAGCAGGAACTAAAACACCAGAAAATACTCGAACCCAAACACCACCGACTTTATGCCAAACGGCATTTATGGTTGCCCAAGTAGTTGATTTGTGATAGATGGCGTTTATCTTTGACCAAACGCCTCCTGATTTGTGATAAACGGCTGGCATTATGTACTAAACAACCAATCGCCATTGTCGCCAAGTGTTGAAGGAGGAGTGCTTGAACCGTAAGAAGTTGAGTAATAAATACCCATACCTGAGTTAATGATTGTTCCGTCTTGTTGAATGTAAGCAATCTTTCCTGAAGTAGCAGAACCAGTTGTGCCCGTGTAACTCCAAGCCTGAGTTAGTGTGCGAATTGGTGCATTATAGAATAGGAAAGAGTTGGCACTATCAGTTGTGCTTGCATTAAGAATTAAATACGGAGTAAGCGCAGAGTTTTGTGTCGTATAGGTTGCTGGAAATAGGTAAAGATAAGAAGAAACATCACTACCGCCAGTTGTTATGTAAGCAGGATTGGCAAAATTGGTTCGAGTCGCTGGATAGAAGTTAATAGTGTTGCTTGATGCTGGAATTGTTAATTGCGCGCCAGTTGTTATATTTGTAGTAGAAAATGCGCCAGCAATAGTCGCGCCAGTAGCAGTTAATAATCCAGTTGCATCAACAACGAATTTACCAGCAATATTTAGAGTTCCGCCGATAATGTCGCCCTTGAAAGTTGCTGCTCCAGTAGAAGCGTATAAAGAAAATGTGCCATTGTTAGAAGCATCAAATGCAGCCAATCCTTGCGAATTTAAGACAACACGCGCACCCGTTGTTGAAGATGAACCTGCGTAAACAGTAATTCCGTTTGCAGCAATAGCGGTCATTTGATTGGATGCATTAACGATTGTATTGACGCTTGGTTGTAATGAACCAATAGCGGCGGAATATGCGGTTGCCGCATTTGCTAGTGCAGTTGAAGCAGTAGCAGCAGCCGTACCTGCATTCGCTAACGCACTATCGGCAGTTGCTTGCGGACCTGAATAACCAGTTTCAACTCGTGATAGGCGTTCATTAAGATCGTCAAACATTCCGCTTAAACTGACGGGAAGATTTACATACGCCATTAGCCAGCCACCAAGTTCGTTGCGAGAGGTAGATTCAAAGTCAATGTGATTCTATCAGGACCATTTTCTCCGGGCGATACATCTATGCCAACAATTCTGTAATTGGCATTTGCCCCAGTTGGAAAACGATCATCTGAAATAACTAAATGAACCTGATCGCCAATATTGTAAGAGCCAGTAGTTCCGGGATTGTAAACAGGATCGGTGTAACTGTTAATGATAACTTGAAGCGTTGTAGGTGGATACGAAACTGCTCCAAGTTTTCCGCTAGTAACAGTGCTAAGTAACGATGGATTAACAACATCGATGAAACTCACATTGTTTTCTAATAACGGCCAAGTGCCACCGCTACCAATTTTATCTGCATCGTAATACTTAGCAATCAAACGATTCTGATTTGCGCCATAACCAATGCCGTATAAATAGTTACCAACATTTGCAGCATCTTCTGTATAAATATATTCAATGATATTGCCCGGAAAATGAAGATTGATTGAATTAGGGCTTGCAGCATTATAGGTAACGCCGAGTGTTGGTGTACCCACAATGACTTCGTTAATAATGTTACCGCTAGAGATGCGTGGTTTAATTACAAAGTCAAAGTAGGTGGCTGCTTGTGCCAAATCTTTCCACGCTTGATAAACAGTTTTCAATTCAAAGTCAAAAAAAGTACGAGTAACGACAGGCGAACCACTAGCAGTTGATGGATTAGACGAAGCCCAAGTAATACCGATATTGCCGTGACTTCTTAAATTAGCAGCAGTCAATAAATCTTTCATCATGTAAAGAGGATCGGCATTTACATAAACAAGACCGCCTACGCCACTTCCACCAGCATCTGCTTTGTAGTTAGATGAAGTTGTAAAAGAAGCAATACGGCGATGCTCGTAATATGAAAGCATTTCATTAGCCGTAATTTTTAACATTTGAGTAGATGAATCCCACTCGCGCAACCAGATAATTCCTGACCAAACTGGAACATTGCCCTTGAAAACATAAAGAGCAGTTTGTCCTGGAGTTGTACCTACATCAAGATTAAGAGTTGAACTATCAAGTCCTGAAATAAGTATCTCGCCAGTAAAGACACCGATACTGGAAAGTTGTTGTGTGAAATTAACCGAAGTAAATGGATATTCACCAATTACAGGGTTAGGAGTAGAACCCGACTGATAAAGTTGGGTAGTAACATAACGAAAGTCCCCACTCATACATACGCATTTCGCCAAGTAACAGCCATTGAACCGAGAGTGCTAGTCCAAGTGCCTGTTGAAGTGTTTGCAGGAATAGAAAGCCAATTAGTAACTGTCGTTAATGTATTACGCGCAGGGCTACCGTTCTGTTTAATAGTGCGCTGCAAGGTGTCAATTACTAGTGGATAAGAAGTATTCACATTAGCAAAAGTCATTACAGAACCAGTAACGGAATCGGTAATTGTTCCACTTGCGCTTGGTGAAGCAATAGTGATTGCAGGAGAAGTTGTAGCCCATCCATTGTTATAGATTGTTGCAGTTGTTCCTGTTGCAGTATTAGCAGTTTCGTCATAATAGCGAGGGTCAGGGAAATATAGTTCAGCAGTTGCCAATATGTAACCGTAAGTGAAATCAGGATCAACGGAAGCACTAACTTTGCGAACACGACCCCACATACGCTGCTGACCTGTTGTAGCAGTTAATTGAAATTGAAATAGACCAAGAACATTGCTTGCCTGTGTAGAGGCATAAGGGTCGGGATAATAGCCATATACCTGTGGGGCTAAGTTTTTTTGTAACTGTTGATAGTAATACTGAGCAGGGTGAGATGAATCTCCAACAATAGTAAAGTCAATCGTTACTGTTCGAGCATCATAAAAATCGCGCCCTGAATAACTTCCGTCAATGTAACCACGATTGTCGTCTTGATTACGAATTGAAGCAGAAGCCATAAGTCCGTCAATGTTTTCAACAATATATGGAGTACCTGCGCCAAAAGTAAATCCATTAAATGAAAACTGATAAGTGCCTAGAGTCATTTACTATGCCCCGTCGCTAGAGGTGAACCGTGTTGCGCGCTTGTGGCGGTTGATTTAGCAACTACTTTGCTATCCAGTTTAAGAACGCTTGTATGTGTAGTTGTAGGAAGTGCGCCAGTTGCATCGGTGCCACCTACTTTCTGTTTCATATCATAACGAACAGAAGGAGTTTTAGTTTTGGTTTTAGATGCTTTAGTAATTAAAGGTGCGGGACCGTAACCAGCAAGGCTTGGTGTCTTTGTAGAGTCGCTTTTCTTTGGAATTGCTTGTGCACTATTAGCCTTTTCCCAATCGGCTAACTTGCGACGATATTCTGCCATTGCAGCACCGCCAGCCTTACCGCCAATCTTTGGCATTGTTGGCTTCGCCTTTGATGTTCCTGCTTCATAGAATCCAAATCCAACACCAGCGGCAATCGCAGGAATTGCAACTGCAGCAGCACCAGCCGCAACTCCAGCACCCGTAATCGCAGCAGCACCGCCACCTGCAATACCTGCACCAGCAGCCACTTCACCTCCAGTTGCAAGTGCTTCTTCACCAGCAGCAATGGTTGCTTTTCTTCCCATTGCTAAATAAGCGTCACCAAGAGTTGTAAGAACTCTAAGTATGCCCGTAATTTTAGGAACTGCCCATAGCGCAGCAAGCGCCGTACCAAATGCAATAACTATTCCTTTATTATCGCTAAACCATTTACCCAATTCTTTAAGTCTAGGAAGCCCATCTTTAAGAATCCAAGTAACAATTTTATTAAATACTGGCATTAACGCATTGCCAAGTTCTTCTTTTAACCCTTCAAACTTAGCGCGTAATACTTCTAACTGACCAGCAGAAGTGTCTGCAAATGCTTTAGCAGCATCTTTAGTTCTAGCGTGAATAAGTTTCATCAAACCAGCGAAACTTGTTCCAGCAGGAATAGTTTTATTCATAGCCAAACCAAGATCACGCAATCCACGCGCTTGTCCAGTTGAAGCCGAAGCGACTAACTTTCCTGCATCAGCAAGGCTCATATGTTTATATCGTGCAAGATCGGCAGCGGCGCTAAGAGCATCAAGTGCCATTTGGGGACTACGAGTAGCCGTAGTCATAGTTCCAAGTGCTTCGTATGTATCTGATGTTGTGAAGCCAAGATTCATCATCGCTTCAGCGTGTTTATCTATTGCGGGCTTTGCAGCAGCAAAAGATACGCCTGAGTCTTTTACGGCAGTTTGCAACCTTGCTTGTGAAGTTTGCAATGCCATACTTGCTTTAATGCCTTCATACGCCATAAATGCAAAACTGCCACCAATTGCTTTTAATGCAGTACCAGCGATAACGCCAGCGCGTTGGAATCCACCTAACTTGCCACTAGCGAATTCACTTTTTGCGGCAATTCTGTCCATTTCACCGCTGACTTTTTTGAGTTCAGCAATGGCTTCGTGCGCCTCAACAAATAAGGCGATCTTTACTGGCATTAACTCCATTAGAAACCATCCAAGTGTTTATGAACAATCTGTTCCATAATTTTGTTCGCCTTGAATTTATCCCAAGCAGGTTTCATATAAGGGAAGCCACGCATTGCAGTAGTGCCTTGCCAAGAAGAAGGCGCAGATTTTCCGCCTTCTTCAACTGCGCGAGAGTATTTCATAGTAGGTCCGACTTCGGCGCTATACATACCGAAACCTTCACGCTTCTTAACACTTGTAATAGATCGGCGAAGATTACCTGTGCGATTCTTTGGTGGTTCGCCAGCAGTAGCCTTTTCACCTTTAGCGCGCTTGCCTTTAATTTCGTGTTTAGCAAGTTGTTCTAAGGCGTGTGCCATTTCATCACGGGCAAGGCGAACACCATAATCAAGAGTTCTAATTACGCCTTCATAGTCTTTCTTGAATAAAGAGAGATTAGTTGTTATCGCGTTCAACCGTTATCTCCTTTACTACTCTACCAATGGCAAGTAGCCATGATACCAAATGAACTGGTTGTTCATCTGTTTCTAACGGAGTCCAACCAAACTCTTTAGCGCACTCGTAATAGAACCATTCACTATCGGGATAATCGAAGTTCTCGTTTCTATCCGCGCCTTCTAATAGCCCTTTTAGGCGTTCGAGTTTGCGGTATCCGCTTTTGGGTCTGCCTCTGTTTGGAGAGACTTTGCGAAATCAGGAAACATAATCTTCTGAGCCTCTAGCGTTTCTTCAATTAACGCATCGTAATCAGCAATAGGTAGTTCACCTAGTGATTCGATTTTGACTGAAGGCGGGAGAAGATCATAAGACCATTCTTCAATAAGAACTGATAAGAGCGCATTGCCTAACGCAATGTTCTGCGCTACGCCGTCCTTATCACCTGCTGCTTCATATACAGTATTGCGATCTTTTACTTTAAGAGAATTAGCATCTTTGAAGGATGCAGTTGCTCCGCTAGGTAGTTTTACTACTTTACTCATAATGGTTCCTTCCATTTCGCCTTCGATTGTTTGGGTTGTGTGGGGGAGCGGGAAGGCGGGCGCTGCGCCCCACACAACTTTATTTCAGGTTACTGATAAGTTCCTGAAGGCTTGGCATTTTGTAGAGTGAACTTAACTGGTGAGTAACCGTTAGTTGCGCCCACATTGGTTGTATTACCGAGAGAGTTGAAATCAACTGTGACTTCAACATAGTTCTTATCACGAGCAATCATTCCAGTTGTGTATGCGCTCTTAGAAGCGGTAACGGCGAACTGGGTAGC